CCTGCCCGTAGGCGTTCTTGCCGATCACGATGGTCGGGAACACGTAGACGCCGGTGGCCGGCGCGGCGGGCGGGGTTTGGGCCGCTCCCGTGCCGGTGATGACGACCGTCGCTCCGCTGGCAAGCTGAGTGGCTTGGCCGGCGAAGGAACCCACGGACGGGCCGGAGGCGGTAAGCCCCAAGTTCGTCGGGCTCGTGGTCGTGCCGATGTAGACGTTGAACAGGTAGTTCGCCAGCGTCGGCAGCACCACCGAGATCGAGCCGGTCGGGCCGGTGACGTTGACCGCTGCGGACACCTGATAGATGCGGCGCTCGACCGAGGTCTGCGTCGGCATCCCGGTGATCTGGATGTAGTAGGTGCCGGTGGCAAGCGAGCCTGCGGCGGCAGAGGCCGTGTTGGTCGCCGGGTCGGCCACGCCGATCCAGTATGGAACCATGTTGGACTTGCAGAAGCGCACGCCGCCCCACTCGCCCAACTCGCTGTTGTAGAGGCGGTCAACGTCGTTATGCGTCCACGCCGTTACGACCGTCGCGTTTTCCCGCATGTCCTGCGTCGGGAACGGGTGAATGAGAGCCACGTAGTGCGGCATCGCGCCGGGGGACTTCGACTTGCGGTAGGCACCGGCGTCCTTCATGGTGTCCTCGCGCTCGTCGCCGTTGAAGGCGGGCGCACCGTAGTCCTCCAGCGAGCCGACCAGGCGGTTGATTTCGTGCGGCGAGAGCACGTCGGTTGCCACCAGTGCGGCGCGGTTGGCGCGTCCGTTCGCGTAGTTGATCTGCGTGGCGGCCACCAGCGTGTTGAACGTGTTGCGTTCGAGGGTTTCCGGCAACTGCATGGCGACGAGGTTGGTCGCCTGCTTGAACAGCGGGTGCTTGATGGTCAGGTTTGCAACGTCCGTGATGACCACGCGGTCGCCCCATTGCTGCGCGGTTGCGGAAATCTGTGCCACCGACATGGCTTCGCCGGGAGGCGCTACACCTTCCTGCAGGGCGGCGTACGGCAGCGGCAGACGCTCGTAGCGGCTCGCCGTGTAGGTCGTGCCGCGGTGCGCGTCCAGAGTGAGCGGGTCGCCAAACTGGTAGGCGATCAACTGGCGCTGCGCGAGCGGCAGCACCTTGTCGGCAATGAAGTTCTCGATGTCAGCCGAGAAGGTTGCCGCTTGGTTCGTCAGGCCGAGCGTGGTGAAGCCAGCGACGAATGCTGCAACGGTGAGGAATCTATTTTTCAGTGGGATCATGATTTTGCTCCGTTATATTTGCACGCCTTCGAGGCGTTTTTCGCGCTTCTGGCTTTCGGTCATACGCCCTCTTGCAGCAACGTCCGACCGCGCGCCGGGCGAACGCCCGCGGTCGATGGTACTCGTGTCGGCGGCTTTGGCGGCCTTCTTGGCGGATAGCTTGCCTTCCATGGCGTCGTTGCCGATCAGGTAGCGCAGCACGGCTTCCCGCGGCGCGTTCTGGCCGGCGGCGCGCATGCGGGTGACTTCGGCTTCGACCCGCTCGGCATACCGCTTGTGGATGGCCGGCTTCGTGACCGCCAACTGATTGAAGGCGGTGCGATCCGAAATGTCCTGCGCCTGAAAGAGCGCCATACCGCTTTTCCGATTGTTCTCGCGCAGCGTCCGGTTCGATTGGATCTGCCAACGTTCGAGTTCGGTGGTTTTCGGGTCGTGTAGCCGCGCTTCTTCCTGCTCGTGCGTACGCTGTTCGTCGGTCGGAGCCGGGGTGCCGGTATTCCGCGCGGCGAGTTGGCGGCGTAGCTCGGCGGCTTCGTCTTGGGCGGCTTTGATCGCCTTGGCGGATTCGGTGTCTGCGGCTGCGTCGTCTGCGGGCGGGTCGTCGTCGGCAGCCTCGAGGCTCAGGTCGTCGTCGGCAGGCGGGTCGTCTGCCGGCGGGTCGTCGGCAGGCGGGTCATCCGGCGGCAAATCGTCGCCGGGCGGAAGATCGCCGTCAGCAACGCCGAGACGGAGGAATCCAAACAGCCACGCAAGCAATGTGGTCACAGGCTAAGGCTCCCAATGTTAGTAATGGTGACGGCAGCGGAACTCATGGTGCGCATGATGAACGAGCGTTTGGTGTCGGTGGCGATGGTCAGCGTGCCGACGAGGGTGACGCCGGTGCCCGCCGTGAGAGTTCCGGTCTGCCCGGCGTTGTTGTTCACGATGTCGATCTGTTTCGAGAATGTGCCGTCCAGCGGCACGGTGTCGCCAAGCTCGGCAACGATGCCGCTCGCCGTGGGCGTGGTGATCGTGAAGCCGCCGCTCGCCCCGGTGTTCACCTGTACAGCGCCGCCAACCAACTGGGCCGCCGTCAGGGTGATCGCGGTGCCAGCGGATGCAACCGAACTCGGGGTGATCGCGTACTTGTTCATGTTCTGCATGAGACCAAACAGCCCATTCGCCCCCGTCTTGTCGGGCGTGATGCCGAGCGGGATCGGGAACACGATGGCCGGGCGCAGGAAAGATTTGAAGTTCATGGTTTTCTCCGTCAGGCCGCAGCCAATTCGGCAGGCAATTCTGGAATGTTGCAGTGCGTGAAATTGAACTGGCCGATGTGGCCGATTTCGCGCGACAGGCCGTGGTCAACGTAAACGTCGTGGCCTGCGGCTTCGACCTTGCCGACAAAATACCAGTCCTCACCGATGAACTGATCGTTCTTCCGGGAGTAGCAGATTTCGAACCATGGCTTCGGCACGTTCTTCAGGATCGACAGGTCGATCATCATGATGCCACAACCGATGCGCCAGACCTTCTCCAAGCCTGTTTTCGGCGCTTCCGAGGTGATCGGCACGCCAAAGCAGGTCGCGCCCCGCCCCCGCGCTGTCGGAAACGAGGGATTGGTCTTGACCGCGATGTTGCAGGCGACTACCGGCTTCTTCCACGCCATCAGGCGGTGCGCGGTATCGCAGGGGAAAGCCTGGTCGGAGTCGAGCATCAGGGCGTGCGTGCACTCCTGAAGCAGCGCGTCCTCAAGCAACTCCTGCCGGGAACGCGGCAGCATCGAGGTCCGCTTGTCGAGCACGATTACCTGCCGGTCCTGATCGTTCTCAAAGAGCTTGGTGGACATGTAGACGCACATCTGGGCAAGCGACATGCCGAAGTCTGCGTGCCACATGCCGTTTGACGGCAGGCAGATCGCAAACTTTACGGCAGGCTTGTCGTCTTGGACGCGGGTGAGCATTACGATACCGAGATCCCGCCGGGGCTTTGGCCGCCGAATTGGAAGCAACTGGTGAGAGAAACCGCCGCGCTGCCGGTGACCCGACCGAGGTACAGCTTGACGCACTGCATCGAAATGGTGCTGGTGCCTATCAAGGTGACGCCGGTGCCGCCAGCCGGGGTCGCGGTGCCCAAGCCCATGTTCGCCACCCAAAGCGGGAATGTCTGGTTTACCTTGGCCCCAGGTATCGAATTAACGATGTTGGTTGCCGTGTCCGTCAGGTCAGCGGATGACTGCGCACCGTAGCGCCTGATTATGCCGCCCACCATCGCTGCCGCAGACCAGGTATTTGTCACGCCCGACAGGGGCACCTGATCCATATTACCGAAGGCGGGGGCCGCGTTATTGATCAAATCCGTGACAGCCCCGACAAGCCCGCTTTGAGTGGGCATTGCCCCGAGGATTTCAATGCTGCCGGGGGGCGTGGTGGTCTTGACCGGGGTGATGGCAAGGCGCAGGAACGAGAGCACAAGCGCCACGAAAAAGCGGATCAGATAGGACAGTGAAAACATGGTGCTCTCCTGTGCGAAAATTTACGAAAAGAGTGGTCGCTCACTTCATTTTGTGGCCAAAAAAATTGAATGTCAAGTTATCAGTCAAATCCATCGCCCGGTGTTACCGTCAGTTCGGCTTTCCCGGAGGCCACCACCGCGCAGAAAAAAAGCAGCGGCGAGAGGGTAAAAATCTTCACCGTCCCGTTGGGGATTGGGAGCGATGGCTGCGGCGCACCCACCGCAGGAATGGCCGCGTTCGCGAGTGCTGCACCCGATGTCATGCCATAGCCGACCCAAGCGTCAACGGTTCCGGGGTTGTGGAAACGGTAGGTTACCTCGCCCGCCACCGGGCCTCCCGAGCGGGTCACGTAGCCCGTAGCGGGCGTTGAACCGAGCACCATGAAGGTGTCGCCTGCCGGCCTGAATGGCTTCATCCCGTCCATGATCAATCTCCTTTTTGTAACCGCGCGATGCGGCTACTCAATTCGGGGTGGAAAGTCCCGTCAGCATTTTCCATCCGGCAAAACAACTTCACGAGCCCGTCGCCGTATCCGCGCACAGCGGCGAACTGGTCGGCTTCGTACTCCTGATTGATGCAAAGCCGCAGCAACTTCTCGGGATTCACCAGAACGAGCCACGTCATCGTAAGCCGCTTTTCGAGATGGCGCAACAGGCAGTGCCCGGCCTCGTGCAACAGCACGGCCCCCTGCTCGCGCTCCGAGAGCTTGGCGAAGTTCGGGCCGATCACGATCTTCTTCCAGCGCCAGATGCCGCGCGAGTCCGAGATGTTCTTCAGGCCCGGGTCGTAGACCACTGGAATCCCGAGACACGGTGCGAGAGCGTGCTTCGTCATCCGCGACCCCCTACGGCGGCGTCAACCATGGCGTCGGCGTGCACGGCGCCGGCCGGCTGCTGCACCGGGCGTCCGGGCGCTGGCATCGCGCCGGGTCGCGGCGTGCCGGCCATTCCGGGCGCAGCGGCACCGCCTACCGATGGGCCGGGCGCACCGGGCACGCCGGGCGCACCCTGCTGCTGTCCCATCAGCATTTCCTGCTTTACCCGCAGCGCCATGACGTGCTTCGCCAAGTGCGCGCGCATCCGGCCGCCCGGGTCTTGGGTCATGCGCGCCGCCGACTGGTGGGACTGAATGTGCTGCACGTCGTCGTCGGCTTCGTGGGTGTCAACCGGGATGCCGTTATGCATGATCTCGTTTTCGACTTCCGGCGGGATCGTGAACTTGTTGCGGTCGTCAATCAGGATGCGCGGCGTCAATTCGGGGCCGAACACGTTTTCCACGAGCTTCTCGATGATGGGCGAGATATCGAGCTTGCGGCCATTCAACTGCTGCGGCGGGACTCCGCGCAACACGTTCATGGTGGCGATCTGCTGCTGCATACGCTGCATGCCCATCACTTCGCTCGTGCCCGCCCACTGGAAGAAGTAGCGTTGGCCGAACTGCTGCGGCTCGATTTCCATCATGGCAGCCTTGGCACCGACTTCGCCCTTCGTCAGCACGGTCAGCGCCTTGGTGCGGAACTGCCGGTCGTACTCAAACAGGCGCTCCACCAGCGGGTCGAGCATCTCGGTTTCGTAGCGTTCGGCGTGGTCCATGATGTTCGTCATCTGCTCTTGTTGCACCGCGCCAATCATGCCGTTATTCTTCCTGCCCGGCGGCATGCGGCCCATCATCATTTCGTTTACGTCCATCGACTCCCAAATCTGGCGCTTCATGTTGTCGCAAATGTTCGCCGCCTCTTTCCACAACTGCGGGAATTCGGCAAACTTGGTTTTCGTCGGGTCCACCGCCCACACGGCGGCAAGCCCATACACCATCGAGGCATAGTTCGGGTTCGACAGCGGATCGGTCATCACGATCGGCAGCATCGAGTACATGCCGGAATCCTGCCCCATGTTCCAGAAGTCCACGAGCTGCCACTGCATGAACTTGACCGGCTCGATCTTGGAGACGCCGCGGAAGCTGCCCTTGATGCGCTCGATGGGCGCCGACAGGATGGGTCGCTTGCCGCCCCACCACGGAGCCTTGATGATGCCGACGACTTCCTGATCGCCGGAGTAGTAAATAAGGCCGAGTTGCTTGACCGCCTTCTCGCCCTTCGCCTGGTCCTCGAAGTCCAGCATGGCCGCGACTTCGTAGATGGCGGCGTACTCGTCGGTGCCCTCCACCCGGATGCCGGCGTTCTCACAGCGTTGGTCAGCCGCCGGCTTCGCGCGCTCGCCAGCCCACTTGCCCTGCTGCTCAGTCCACGCCGAAATGTCCTTCTTGTCGGGCAGCATGAAAACGCCTTCGTCCACCATCTGCTTGACGCGCGCCTTCGACATTCTGAGGATGATGGAGGTAGCCGTCGCCTTGTCGATATCGTTGCAGGTCGGGGGGATAACCGCCAGATCCTCGGTTGCGAAATCCACGACCTCCGGGCCTTCCTCCAGAATGTCGGTTTCCTCGACTTCATCGACTTCCTCGGTCGGGTCGGTCAGGCCAACGTCCTCGCCCTCGACGGTTTCCATGATCGGGTTGCGCTTCACCAGCTCGGTCACGCGCCGGTAGCTGCTCGTCCAGTCGATGTAGAGATTCCACTGGCCCGTCACGTCGCCGGCCACCAGGTCGGAGCGCACGATGTCTTTGAGCTTCAGCTTGCGGATGTAGTGCTCGAGGAGCGCGAGTTGCGGGTATGGCGTCTCGGCGTCGGAGCCAACGGCCTCGACGTGCTTATGCTTTACCGGAAAAAGCTGTTTGAGCGCGCGCTTCGCTCTGGCATTTACAGCGTCTCGAACGACGGGCACGTAGCCCTGCGAGTTGCCAGCGTATTGCAGGTTCGAGTCGGGCTGGCCATTAAAAATGTTCCAGAACTCTTCGATCTGCCGTGCCGCCTCTGCCTGATTGTCGTAGGCCGATTGAATCAGCGGATACAGGCGCAGGGCTTCCTTATATGCAGCGGAGTCCTCTTTCTCGGCCCAGTTCTCGATATCGGCCTTCCCGGATTCTAGCGTGCCCGGGGCAGCGCGCGAGTCCACGGTGTCGGATTTCGGCTCTTTTGCTTTTTTCGCCATATTCAGTTACGCGCATCCGTTGGGATTTATATAGTTAACTCCCTACTTCGACGTGTCCGGCACCGCTGCCAGATTCAACCCGGTTACGTTCCCCTGCATCGCGACCACAACCGGAATGAGGCCCCTCACGTCGTCAAGGTGGAGCGCCTCTTGCAGATTCACCATTTGGTCGGTCGGCGAGATCACCGCGATCTTCCCGTTGCAGAAATCGTTCCCCGCCACCGAGTCGTACATGACGCCGACGTAGGCCGGCCCATAACCCGGGAACACCATCACTTTGTCGCCATTCTTTGCTTCTCTGCCGTTCTTGTAGTGCATTTGATTCTCCTTTGGGTTATCCATCACCCGGTGGAGTTAAATATGTAATTCCCCATCCGTTCATCGGTAGATGTACCGCGCCGTGAAGTTGCCAGTATCCGTGTAATTCAAACTGCGCTCCAAGTATCGAGCCTGCCTCCGCAACCAAGCTGCGATGGACTTTCTTCCGCGCTTTGTCATTGCGCCGGGCTTCTTGATAGTTACGACCGCCGCTGATTTCACGTTTTTCTCCTTCATAAAGATGTTGTCACCTGTTCCTGTTTGGAAGAGCCGTCATGTACCGCTGCCCTTGAACATTCGTTCCATAATTCGCGCCAGCAGGCTGCGCGTTCGAAGCGCCGGCCTGTAAAGTCGCAAGTAAGCACTCAATCGCCTCACCTGTCAAACGGGCGATGCCCGGCTCGGGTTCGGCCCCGGTGCGACCTCCCTGCTGAATAGGGTACTTGTATCCGCCGCAAAGCGCGCGCAGCGAGTTCGACGCCGCCCTGTCCACCGTCAGGCAGCGGCGGTTACGCACGGTGGTTCGCAGCAATTCGGCAAGGCTCCCGCGCGCCGCCGCCATATGCTCGCTGCGAAACGGCGTGAACTTCAACTCGCGCAGCGCCGGCACCAGCGCGATCCGGCTCCAGTTGTCGTGCAACTCGGCTGGCACATGGGTTTCGATCCGGGCGCGCGCATATTTCACGCGCATGTCCAGCGCAATGCCGCGCGCAGCGTCAAGCGTGGGGCCACCAGCGGCCCAGTCGGCGGCGACCGAGTAGTGACGACCACTACTGAGTATGGCGACGCAGACGACTTCGGATGGAGAAGCGTTCCAAGCGCAGTAGACGGTCTCGCCGTTACGCGGGGCAGCGGATTGCGCGACGTTCTCATCTCCGAAGTCCTCATAGACTGGCTGCCCGGCGAACATTCGCAGACTGTAGGCGAGCGCGTTGAGAATATCAAGCCTACCGCCGGGGAAATTGAGGATTTCGGCCACCAGTTGCGCGTGCGAGCCGCGACCACCGACCAAAACGATCTCGCCGGCTGAAAAAAACGGGTGCAGGCCCATGATGAAGCCCTGTTTGTTGCGATCCTGCGGAGCCTGCAACCCTTTCAGCGGGAAAGTCATGCCGCGCCGCAGCATTTCGTAGCGAATCGGCTGCAACAGGAACTCATCGAGCGAGTTTTTCTCGATTCCGACCTCGCAGTGGTGCTTGTCCACGGTGTCGAACACGTCAGCCCGGATCTGATCGGGTTTCCAGAAGTTTCCAGACGATTCGTGGACGATGATCTTGCTGCCGAACCGGGAGACGACCACTTTTCCGGTGCGATCCGACTTCGACAGGCTCGCCGTGCGGGCCGGATCGAAAATAGCCGCCTTCGGCAGCCAATCGCAGGGCGCTACGTCCACCGAGCGCAGCATTTCCTCGGTAAACGGCTTGGTGTCGGCGGAATCCACTTCCAGCATGCGCTCCTGCATGAATTCCCGCAGCATGCCGGCAGCGGCGTACGTGTCTCGCTCCTTGCGTATCCACTCCATCGGGAAGCGATCAGGCCACGCCGACTCGGTGCGCGGATCGTCAATGTCGCCGTTGGCGATTGGAAACGAGCGCGTGATGAAGTCTGGCGTTGCCCGCAGCCGCGTCACCATGCAATCGGCGGCGAGCGGGGTCTGCGTGATGCGAATCTTGCGGTTGGCGCTATCCATGGCCGGCACCAACTCGCGCCAGATTTTCTTCATGGTCAGGTCGACGGCTTCGGTCGAGCGCACGCGCTCCAGATTTTCAACGTCGTCCAGGTAGGCGCGGTCAGGGCGCCGGTCGCGGTGCTTGTAGCCGCGCAGCTCCTGCTCCCAGCCCACGGCTTCGATCATCGCGCCGCTGGCGAACCAGATTTTGTTCTCGATCGGCTTTTTTTCGAGGATGTTGCCGAAGAGCGCCTTCAGCTTGATGTTGTGGCGG